GCGAGTGTTCCCCGATGCGCGTGCCTCGTGCCAGTCCGTATTTCTGCGATTCTGCGGAATCCGGGGGGCTGAAGGTCTGTGGTTGATGGATTCGTGGGGTTGGGGGAGGGGCGACGTTAGAGGTGCATGGAGAATTTTCTATAAGGGCTATTTTGAACCTCGATTCGCTTTCGGCGCGATTATATTCGGCTAAAAAGGAACGTCTCCGAACCCGCCGTCGCTCGCTCCATATTGCTCGGTTGTTTCAACAGTAACCTCATGCAACCCCTCGACATGTTCACACAATCGATTCTGCAATGCCAGTATCGTCATTCCGGAGATACCGCACCCATGACACGATGCACCTAACACGATGTGCGCATATCCAGATGCTTCGTCAAGGTCAACGATGTCTGCGCGCCCCCCATGCATCGCTATCTGTGGGAACTCGCGCATGATCGCTCGTTCAATCTCTTCGCGCATCTGTCTCCATCGGCGCACTCACACTCTGGTCCTGTGGCCGAAGTGCCGGTTCATCACCCGGTTCGACGCCGGTGATCAACATCGCACCAGCACTGATGAACACCGCGACAATCAATGCTTTGATGCCGTTAACGATACCACGTCGGATGTCGTCAACCACGCTGTGTGTCGTCGTCATATGTATCGTCGAACTCCTCTTCGGCGCGCAGTGCTGCTTTACGCGCAGCATCCCGATACGCTGCTGCAAGCTCTTCTTTGCTCAATGTGCGCACCTTCCACCACCACTTTACGCGCTGCCAGAATGTGTACGGACAGAACATTATAGCTGAGTCAGCACCTGCACGTACTCTGTGTCAGCATCGACAAGCTGGTCGATCTCATCTGTAAACGACGAGCGGCGTGTATTGATCGCCGCAACAAGCTCGCGCTTCGCCTGGGTGTCTGCATTCGCCAATGCAATCGTGTACTTCCCAACAACGCCCTGTTCGTGTCGGAATCGGACATCATGTGTCGCTTCATACAGGATACCGGGGATGATCGTGAGATTCTCACGGGTCTCTCCGCGGTCGTTCACAAAATCAACCTCATACACAGCCGGCATATCATCCACGAACGCGGTGCCGTCGATGCGGCGGATGTCAGTTACTTCAATCTGTTCTGCTCGTGCCACGCGGGGTGGTTTGGTTTCTTGCTCCATACCAACCCTACGCGATATACAGTAATAAAGGTTTCGGGTCAGCCCATCGACGCAAGAATCACATGCTCGATGTACTCATTGAACTCGTCGGACTCAAGCAAGATGTCATACACATGGTCGTCGGGTTCTGACACAAGAATCTGCCCGCGCCACCCGAGTGTCTCCTGATACTCGATCTCCATTGAGTCCATGTCGTCTCTCTTCATCAACGATGACACTGAACACACCGGTGCCATCTTCCGCGATGTCCATCAACACATACGGCTCGAACACATCGTCGTCTGTTTGGTCATTCTTCATGCCCCCGATAGGCGATATGTCTATATAAATCTTCTGGTGTTGGCGGCAAACCAAAACATTTATATACGCTGAACACAAACGTCTATACGGAAGCCGCTCGGATACATACATACTTCCACCCTGTCGTCCTCAACATGTACCCGTCGGTTTCTATCAGGGACGCCTCACCCTTTTCAATCGAGGCATTTCTATCACCGTGAGAGGCATCGAAATATTTAAATACGTGCGTCGTGTATACTGTTGTATATGATTCGACTAATCGAATTGGTTATCACGCACATCGGGTTCATTGCAGGAACGCTGCTCGTATATGAATACATGCGCGCAAAGATTCTCGACGCCGTTGACAGAATTATGTACGATGAGTTCTCAAAGCCGGCGATCCGTGACACAGAGAACGACGCATGACACTACACCTCGTCAAGTATGAAGCAGAGTGGTGTGGTCCATGCAAGATGCAGTCAGCAATGCTCGAATCATTCGAGACCGTCCCTGTAGAACCGGTGGACATCGATGATGATAGCATGCGCGCGAAGACCGATGATGTGCGCGCCGTCCCAACACTGATCCTCAAAGATGATGCATATGAGGTCGATCGCTGGACGGGTGTGACACCAGTCGATGTCATCACGACGGTCTTTGGAACCGTCAACAACAGTTCGAATCTGTTCGGGACTATACGAAGCGTTCAGTGGTGTCGGTTCAGCTGACCGATCTCGTCGCGTCGCCCGATGATCGTATTCCTGAAGTCTGTTCTGTGATCAGCATCTTCCCCGATAGATTGTATCTCCCACCACGGGAGCATCTCAACCCCCTCGATGAACTCGACATCTCTGCCGCGGAACAACTGATACGCCCATATTATATATTCCGATGTAAATAACGGAAATCTCATTCTTGTGGTCTCGAAAATGGACATGCATTCCCGCTTTTCTTTGTTTTAGGTATATTCCTGCTTGCAGGTAGAGGATCCCACAAATTTTCTTTATAGTAGTCTTCGTGTGTATGCATTCTGTTTTTAGTCTTTTTTGATTCAGTTATTTCATTTGTTGTCATTGGTCTTATTGTTGCATTGTTTATTATTCCGTTATCATTGAAAAATATCATCTGTGCTAACGGATAGCCGTCTGGTATAATTCTATCGTGATTTGGAGATATATCGTACCGGGCTAAAACAAATAGATTATATAAAAATCTATCAACGTGTCGAACCCCAGAAAACGCGTGTAAAAACGTTCGTTTTCGGTTAAATGGATCTGTTATCAACAAACGTGTGTTTTTTGGAGCCTTTATATACCACGGGGTTTGAAATTTTATAATTGTTTCATGGTCCTCTAACCCATATCCATCTATTTGTATTTCGTGATGAGGAATCACATACTCATACTCCTGTGGTTCTGTTATTTCCTGTGTAATATTGATCTAATTCTTTATACCATTGTGGAATTTTCTTACTCGCCGGCGTCGGGTGTGGAATAGCATCTATATACTCTTCTTTTGCAATGAATTCTATCACAGGATCTTGTGTAACATCATTTATTTTATTTTTTATCTTTCTTAACATATTCATATGTATATATTATCTCGGTATCTTTCTATGTGGCAACGCTCCCCGAACTCCCCCGTCGGGAACATTTACATCTCCCTCATATCGCGGGATCAAATGAGCGTGAATGTGTGGTATCGTCTGTCCGGCAGCGCGGCCAAGATTGAACCCGATGTTCATCCCATCAGCACCGGTCTCTGCAATGAGACCGATCTTCACATCGATGAGGAAATCGAGGAAATCATCGGGAAGATCATCAAATGCGATATGTTCTTTCGGCAGTGCGAGTGTGTGTCCATCTGTCGCTGGATACGCATCGCGTATTGCGATGTATCGTTCAGTCTCATCAACGACATCGCCGTCGCCGCGTATACAGAACGGGCACATATAGTTTGTCATCACGTGCTATACGCTACGCTATGACTTAATCCTCCAGCTCCTCATTCGTTCCCTTCATCTGAAAATCAACGATCATCTCACGAAAAAATGGACCGATGCCATCGATCTGCATCGGGTCGGGCGGGATGATTTCGACTTCTCGGATGCTCTGTGCTGCCATACCGACCATGGCCGCCTTCCCATCCATACCATCGACACGTAAGAGAAGCTCGTACTCCTCCAACATCTCGATCACCTCGCCCTTGTGCATGTTTATGCCAGCTTGCTCTTGACAGTCTGCGGAATTGGTGCCATCTGCCGGGCGCGGTCGATCTCCTGCCACTGGCTGACAGAATCATTCGCACCGGTTGTGAACATATCGAAATCCGCATTCTCGAACTCGCTGCGGCGGTGCCACATCTCGTGGACACCCGCGTGGTCGTAATCGTGGTACTCAAGCTGCGCAGCAGCCTCATCCGTCACATCGAGCATGGACAGCGTGTGCTTGTCCATCGCGTGGCGGTGGTACAGACCGCTCAGCGTGTCAGTGAATGCGACCGTCTTCGACTCACGGATACTCTCTGCAATCGCATCGTCAACGTTCGTTTGTGTCTCGCCGATGTGACCAACAGTCGCAAGGAACGCAAGCTCAACCTCGTCAAGCTCAGTTGTCTCGCCGTTTGGCAGCACAACATCTCGATTCTCAGGGAACGAGAACCAGAACTCACGCGCGGGAGTGGGTGTGCTGCTCGATGTCACATCATTACCGCTCACCTCGAACGTCTGTGTTGCACCGAAAATCTCATTGCTCGCATCCCAGCGAACAAGAATCTCTCCCTCGACGATCCAGCCAGCGTCTGTGCGTGCGATGTCAACGCCCTTTTCAGTGAAGCGCGGCATCAGCATGTTCACGAGCCCGCGCCGAACCGTCGGCACGTGGTGCTCGTCGAACACAGCCTCCGCAGACAACGTGTCCCCGTGCCGGATGGCGAGGAGGAGTTCCGTGTGTGCGGTCGCGGGGACGGTGACAGTATCACTGACACCAGCCTTCCGCATCGTGTACACGTCGTTGTCCCAGTCAACACCCACATCATCCTCGATGATGAGCCGATGCTTCGTTGTCTTGCTGACAAGATCGTATGTGTCGTTGTCGAATTTTACAAGCCATGCGTTCTCGCCGCCCTGGTTAGGGACGATCTCCGCATTGGCAAGGTCTTCGAGTCTGTATGTTGTCGTAGTCATACATCATACGGTAGGGGGTACGTATACTTAAAGGTTACGGAGGGGTGTGTCGAAACCTTTATGTCTATAACCGCCATAGTGTAGAGCATGGTGACAGAACCAACAACCATGACCAACGACGAACTCGAACAGTATCGCTCGACCATCGGCGCTGAGATCAAGACCGCTGATGTTGCGAGTGACGAACACGCGCTTAAGCAGGCGCTCGGGCAAGACGACCCTTCGAAGGAGCGCATCTATGACGCGAAGATCGCAGGAGAGCGATTCGTGCAGTTTTACGATGATCCGGCTGCTGCCATCCGCGAATATTTATCCAACGCGGAGACTGCATGCATCCGTCGCGCACGCGCAGAGTTGATTGACGCCGGCGTATCAGAGGACGACATCCCCGCAGACACGCACAAGATGGTCGCACTCGCGCAAGAGCGCGCTGACTATCAGCCGCTGATCGAAGTGACACACAACAGGTCTGATACCGCACCGCAGCTTGTCATCGAGGACAACGGTATCGGTATCTCTGTCGAGGAGTATCAGGTCGTTCAGCGCATAGGTTATTCCACATCGCACATGCACGGTGAGCGCCTGGGGCAGTTCGGCATGGGGTGGATGAGCGGGTTCCTCCTCACAGGTGTCCACGGCGCGTTCCGCATGTACACGCGGTCATACCTGACCGACGAGGCGTACAGCACGGTTGAATATGTGGCGAACTTCGAATACCTTGACGGCGTGCGGTCGCTGGCGGGAACGCGATTCGAGTTCCCGTCGTTTTCCGACGATGCGATGGATTTCGTGGCGGTGTCAGAGAAGGTCGCAGAGTACAGCGAGGGGATGCGTATCCCGGTGCTGTACCGCGATTTCGATGAGTCTGGTGCTGAGACCCACGAGTCCGACGACTTCCTTCCGCGGAATATCGAGGATGACTACGATGACGACCTTATCACAATCACGTATGAGAATGAGTTCTTCAAGGCCGTCATGGCCCCGCGCGTTCCTGAGGGCCGTCGCCGACATGTCACGTACAATGTCACGATGCCCATCAAGCGGAATACAGATGAGTTCGGCAGAACACCGGCGTTCCATGCACCCTGGCAGTGGGATTTCCGCGCCAAGCGCGAGGATGGACCCATCGTCGCATGTGAGTCTGACCCGTCTGTGATCGGGCGTGTCCCGGTCGATGATACCACGTATGAGCGCATGTCGGAGCGCCGTCAGAAAAAGAGCATTCACCGGTCTGCGGTCCCCGGTGATGCTATCGAGATGGTTGCACCAGCCTCATCCAGAGATTCATACATGGCCGGAAACGATGCATTCTGGAAACATGTCTCTACGAAGCTGCTGGATGCGTTCAACGACAGGGTATATCGTGTGATCTCCGGTATCAACCGATGGTCTGACTTCACCGCACTAACGACGAAGCAGAAGGCGCTTGTCGTGTCAGGGGTCAAGATACACGTGGGGTACTCTGATAGAAAGTACCCTGACAAGATGCAGCAGGCGTTGCAAGAGGAGCTGGGTGTGACGGTCAGCGATGAGGTTGCTACGAACTTTACACTGATGCACCGAGACGTGCTTGTCGTTCCACGGGACAGTAACAGGAAAGATCTGTTGAAGCCCGCTCGTGAGAACGCAAAGAATCTCTGGGAGGTCATCGATGAGGCACCAGATGGCGTGTATGTCGCAAAGACCATCTCGCAGACCAAAGCGCGCATCGCGCATGCGCTCGGTGATACACACATCATCCGCATCGACCCACAGGAGTCAAACGATGCGCTGTCGTCCTATGAGGCGTTCCAACAACAGTGGGGGTTCAAGCTGTTGAAGGACCTTCCGTCACGAAACCTTCGGGAGAAGCTGCCACAGCTTGATGATGACCTGCTCGATGAACTTGAATCGTCGAGCGGTCGAACATCAACCAGTTCACGCGGATCGACGAGCAGATCACAGGACGCGGGGTCGCGCACCATCAAGGTTCGCTACGACAGCAGCAAGACCATCACATCATACACTGTGAACCAGCTCATCGAGACAACAGAGAAGGGCGAGTCGGTGAGTATGAATAGGTTCTACAACGACGCAGAGTATATCATGGTGTACGATCAGAACGAGATCAATGGGTCAACGCCGCCAACTCGACTCATATCAGAGACATTCGGTGTTGCTGCAACCGCAGTTCCAAAGTATGTCCACGAATACATCGAACAGTTCGACGGAATGTACACCGACGAAGACGCGCTCATACAGGACTTCATCGATGACCACGCTGACCCATACACATCGTGTGATGTCCTTGTTGTTGCAAACGAGGACAACACAGAGGACATATATCGGGGTCGCACAGAACTACTCCGACGCCATCTGTCCGGAATAATCGGTGTTCCGCTAACAGGGACGATCAGCACCGTTGGTCGGCGCACATACCTCTCCCTCCCTGTATACCTGCGTAACCACATCAACGATGTTACTCGCGTGATCATCGTGGATGGTAACAGGAGGTGGCCAGATGACACCGAGCACGTGGACATAGATATATTCTGGGTCTACATGAACAATGAGTTCCCAGACCTTGACACCGATTCAGATCACTTTGAAGCGCTCTTCGGATATGATTGGGCGGCTCCAGAAAATACCAGCATGCGTGAACTCATCGAGGTCATGGAGGCGATGGGCGATGACATCCCTGATGGCATGCTGCAGGACAAGCTTTAAGTATTCACGACGCATATACCGATATATGATAGAGATCGACAGCATCGATTACAACACATCGAAACAGATGTCCACGGTTATCTTTGATACACATCAGGGGTACTATCGGCTGTCGGTCAAGCGCGGCAAACTGCATGAACATCGACCATCTATACGGCCGCTTTTAACATACCCAGTACAAGATCAGCATGATATGAAGACAATCGTATTCATTGTTCATGGTATCATCTTTGGTGTTGGCGGGTTGGTGTCTCCATGAAACTCACAGACGTTGCAAACGAAGCTGTGCAAGATAAAATTATTGGAGAACCACGGCTTTCAGTCGAGTTCAACACACAGGCGGATGATAAAAAGACCATGATAAAAAAGACGTTTACATTTTCATACTGGGAAAGTATCGATGAGTGGTCGCTATATCATTATAAAGTGCGCCAATCTCCATATAGCACTGTTCCATCTGCGAGAGAGTGGACGCTTGTCGAAGATAGATACTGGAACGGGCTCACACTCGAAGAGACACGAGAATTAATTGACATTCCGCAACAAGTGATCGATAAGCTCGATGAGCTGATTGAGGGAGATCTCAATATCGTGATTTGACACCGAAAGACTTAAATAACAGCCGGCCACATACGTATACATGGTGCAGACACTTCGATGGACTATCGCCGCGTTTAGCGGCTTGACATACTTTATTTCAGCCGCTGCAATGGCTGTGTGCTTTGCAATCAGCAACATGTATGGTATGCCGGGCGTTGATGCTCTGTACGCGGTGCTGTTGCTTATCTTGTATCTCTCATTCGGCGGCATTTTTTATTGGGCGCTGTTTGAGATGATAAATGGATTCAGAAACCGGGGTGCACAACAGTGATTATCCGAGCAATCGCATACGTTATTCTACGCGTGCAGTTGTGGCGAGCCCATCGAGGTGCATTGGGCAACGAGGTGCAGTGGGCGCTAGAACTTGTCGAGGAAGACGAAAAGACACGTGCATATGTGACACTTCTCGACAGTGATGATCTGCAAGAGATTCGTGTAATCGCTGAGTCGAAAGAGGAGGTTCGCGCGCTGATAGAGGATCGTGCAAAGCAACATCTATGAATCTGTCTTGATACGACCAACACTCTTAATACAGCTGCCCGCGTATAGAAAGTATGGACAACAACAATACAACGGTCACGGTCAACGGTAAGCAATACGCGCTGAACGACTCGTTCAGAGATGAGATAGAACAGATCGCCGAGAATGAGTACGGTGAGAACGAATTTCTCTCATGCCTGATACCAACGGCGACGATTCTGATCATAGCGATAACGGAAATGGTACACAATCTATCGATGGTGATAGCATCTCCGCGTCTGGTGATGATACGGTCGATGATTTCAAGTTACCGATGTTCCCTCGCGGGTATCGTCCGATACCCGACGCGGATGATGGTCGGTTTGACACTGTTCCGCCAGCGCCAAAGAAATATGATGAGTCGGAGCCGATCTTACTGGTCCCCATCCCGATGGACACACGCGAGGAACGGTGGGCTGCTGGCGAGGCGATGATCCCAGTGTCTACATATGTCGAGTGGAACATGCAGCGTCGCGCTGACACCGCGCCCGCATACGGAACCGAATCGCACGGGCACTCACACGACAAGTGGGAAGCGTGGTTAGAGAACCACGGTTGTGAGGTTATCGGCACCGTACAACCAAAGAACCCGCCACGAGAAGAGATGCCGGACGATGAAGATGTCTTCGCTCGACGTGACCTTGGCGGAAAGCTCGGCGGAAATAATTGGAATATCTGATTTTTATCGTGCATCGGTAATCGACAGCTTTATGTTATAGCCGTGTATACGTTGTAGTATGAGCAACGAACACGATGACTTCAACCCGGTATTCCACGAAGGGAAGACGGTCGTTGAACACAAACAGCTTGGTATTGCCGGAGACGAACACCCGCTTGGAACAGAGCCGCTTTCATTCAGTGGTGATATGCGACATCTCATCCGCAAGGTTGCTGATGATTTGTATGAATCCTGGGAATCGACGATCAGAGAATATCTCGCCAATGCTGAGACAGCATGCTTGCGTGTCGAAGAGTTTATCGAGGACGACGCACCCGAGACATTCAATGTTGACTCGTTGTATGGTATCGACGACGGGTATGAGCCCCGCATAGAGGTAACGTGGGACCGAGCAGACAATACCCTCACGATACGAGATAACGGTGTTGGTATGGCCGCTGCAGAGATCGATCATATCTTCCGCCGTATCGGAAGTTCTGTCGCAAGAGACAGCGGACAGTATTCTGGGCAGTTCGGTATGGGTGCACTCAGCTTCGTGAAGCTCATCGGTATCGATAATTCGATGGTCATGACGACGCATTCTCGTCAGACAGATGAGAACTTCTCGACATATGTATCGCTTGCTGGTCCAGAGCCCATCATCGGAAAGATGCCAAATGATCAGTACGGAACATCGTTCCAGATGACGCCGAAAGATACATTTGACATCCGTGGCGCTGTTGAGACATACAGCCAATGGATGCGGGTTCCGGTGATATACCGAGAGTATGATGAGGCTGGCGAAGAGGTATTCAACGAGGACTGGGGAGATGCGCATCTGACAGATGATTATGCAGAAGCAACAGCAAAATATTCAATGAGCATCGACGGTGCATTCGAAGCGCACTGTTCGATTGATGCAGAGGACACAACGCTATTGCTGTCTATGCCCATCGACAGGAACGATAGAAACCCAACATCCAAAGCACCGTTCCCGTATGACATCAGATTGCTCGATGAATCTGGAAAGGTGATCGTATCAGACAACGGACACGAGGGGAAGATGCCGTGTCCGCGATCAGACTATGAGCAAATGTTACTTGATGCGCGCAGCGGTGTGATCATTGAGGACATGTTATCAAACAATGACATCATCGGGCAATATGTTGACGAAGGCCCACATGCTGGCGATATTGCTGTAGATGATAAAATTTTAACCGATTCTACACCGCTTCCCCCCCACACTTACGTCGCCAAAAGTGACCTACACGGGGATGATATTCCTGGTGATGTTGTTGTTTTGATCGGTCCCCACAAAAGACGTGTTGTCATCGATGATGGCACATGGGATAGCATGGATGCTGGTAGAGCGGCAAGATATGTCCCAGAAGATGAACTTGAACCATTCGACCCGCACGAAGAAACAGGCGACCTTACACTGCCAGAGCCAACATCTGACAGAGATCGGCTACAGCAGAACGACGTGTTCTGGACATGGCTTGGGTCGAAGTTGAAGATGATGTTTGAGCAACACGTCGCGCGTGTGATGCACGAGATCAACGAGAGTGAAGACCCTGTTGAAGAACTGAAGCACATCGATATAGAATCTATGATTGTCGATATACAGGAGGCGGTTCGATGACGCTCAAAGAGCTTGCGGGCAAGGGATGGATACCTGCAGAGCCGCCGCTGATCGACCATGAACCATCTGTCGTTGCGATGGTTGATGGGCAACCGATACGAGCGGGCTTCGAGCGGAAGGACTCTCCCATCGTGAACACACGTACAGAGATACACCGGAAATTCCGGACAGGACAGTACGACCTTGATGTGCGCATCGAGACACCCGACGGTGAGATTGTCGCAGCCGGATACATCAAGGTTGAGCGCGCAGATGGATACAACAGATGAGATCATACGAAATCGTTGACAAGAACTACGACAAGCAAACCGGCGAACTACAATCATTCTTGCTTGTCTGGGATGATGGTGAGCCGGAAATAAAAAGCGCAACGCCAGAGAACTATCTGCTGTACATCGATGAGCTGTATGCATTCCTCGACGGGGATGAGGCGTTGGTGTTCGACGATGACGGTACACGCATTTCAGTACTTCGAGCAGACGATAACATCTCATACTACTTGAGCGTCGATGACATAACGGTGATCGTGGATGGACGTCGCGCAGAACGGTTGCTCAATGGTATCAAAGCCGCCAGGGAGCGCGGGGTATATACAACACTGCGAGCCGTGCATGAGATGGTGTTGAAATTTCAGGTGCGTCAACACATAATAAATGTATTATACAAGACATTTGACGAAGAACACAGAATGCGCATATCTATATCGAGCACCGGGTGGGTAATCGACGATTACTACTTTTTAGATTGGAGCGCATCTATATATTCAAAAGAAGATGATATAGAAGAGCCAGACTATATGCGCGTCAATAATGAGGCCGTGAAGTCAGACCGGTCATATCAGCTTGTACAACTGCGCGATGATAGTGATACGCAAGATGTTGAAGTGAAAATCAATGGCACGGTTTACACACTCACAGAGATCGAGATAACATTCTTGTCGAAAGCGCGGTGGTTACTTGATCGATATGAATATCATCCGGATGTGCCATTCTGGATGTATATGAAAAATCGCCATGAATAACCGAAACACTTAAATAAGATGGCACATAACAGTACGATGAGGTGAAAATATGAATAAGCAAATTACGGACACCGAACAGCGAGACACGATGGATGAGTCGATCCCATCGTTCGTTACGTTCACTGGCGAGACATCTGTCGATGCTTCTGGTCTTCACCAGGCGCTCGATGCGGTGGCGTCTGATTTCCGTGTGACAGGGTTCAAGTGCGCCGAGTGCGGTCTTGCGCATATGCATGACACGAACAAGCACCGCGCAAGCGACACTTTTGATCTGTCGTTTGACGACGCGTCCTCCCACACGACAAACCCGAATTGCCATTGTTTCTTGCACGAAGCAAAGCACCGAGGGGAAGACATGGGTGTTGACCCGTCTCGCGCAGCAGAGATTGCAGAGAGTGCCCCGATTCCAGACTCTATGGCGAAGCGGCTTGAGTCTGCCTTCGGCGCACACTAAACACATATTTTATCGAAACCATTAAATACTCATAGTGCATACAGTGTGTGTATGACAGAAGATACGTTAACAATCGTAGCGGAAGAGATCGTAGAGACACGTTTCGGTGAGAAGGTGTATATCGATTCACCGTATGAAGCAAAACAGTACATCAAGTACATGCCGTGGTCTGCCGACGACGGGCCAAACACGGACGAGTTAGAAAGCGACACAGAGGTTCCATCATTCGAGTTCTCGGAGGGCTTTGAAACACATGCATCGTGGGACTCGGATGAGTATAAGTGGGCGCTTGATGCAGAGACATTCAACGAAGCCATCGATTTCTTCAAGTCCGTGGGCTTTGAGGTTGAGATCGGTGATCGTGTTGGCGCAATGCAGCAGACGCTGTAAATGTCTCCCACAGAAAAGCGCGTGAAAGAATTGATGGAGCTGGCAAAAGACGCGTATCTTGACGGAGATCAGGATCGCGCCGAAGAGCACCTGTATAAGATCATGGTCATCACCGGCATCGTCGATGCACCGATAACAGAGTAAACCGTGTCATTTGATTTCACCGCGCTGCACACGTGCGACCAGTGCGGTGCGGCGCTTGAGTCATCAGACGAGGTTTGCCAAGAGTGTGTTGACGGAGAGCAGATCACAATGGTGTTTCGCCACATTGTGACGGGTGAACTAAAAACAGTCGGTGTTGTTGTTGGAACAACAAGAGAACACGTTCTTGAAACATTTGCCCGGTCATTGAACGGCGAAGATCCTCTAGAGTGGTCGATACTCGGCGTCAAAGAATATTTGAACCGTCCGCTTGGAGAACTTGATGCGTCGTCAGAGATGCATCTGCGCATCATCGGTCTTGTCGCAGAGTATTCTGGCACGGAAGACTTAAGACAGTTAGCATCGTATGAAGATGCATGAATCAGGTGTACACAATACCTCTAGACCCGATGCAGTATGGGCTGTTGGTTTTATCTCTGCGGAGAGATGGCCGAGAGAGAGCACAAGAATTAGCACAGCAGATAGAACGTCAAGTGAGCCGTGAGGGACTCAAAGGCATAACTGTTGCGATAGACCTTCGGGATTACATCGTCTGTGAACAGTGTTTATTCGATATGGCCGCGAACAGCGGCATAACAGATGCAGCATATGATCTATTGAGTCACATCGAATACTTCTTGTACAGCAGAAGAGAATTTAAAACCGCAAAGCGGGCACAATAATGGTTGATGTATCTGATCTGTTTCAAAAATATGAAGAACAGAACAATGTGTATATAGCGCTATTGAAGCGCATTCAACAGCAAGAAGAAGATATTATGCATCTGCGGAAAGAGACACGAAAGCTCCAACAAGAGACTTCAAGCGACGACACATAACCGAAACATTTAAATATCTAGGCCGACGAGATTGTGTTGATGTTCGACACACTGACACCATATCTTCAGCCTGAGGTCCTAGCGCTTCTCGGCGGCGCTGCTGCTGTTATTGTTGCATATTTTAATGGCAACTTATCTCGCGCAGCAGACGAGGCAGAAGCATTTGAAACAGATCTCCGTAATTATATTGCGAACAATGCATCTGTGCCGCTGCCAGATAATGGAGAAGTGAGCGGAGATGACATTCGATCCGCGATTCTCGAAGAATACGGCGATGAAGCAGCAAACGCAACAATGTTATTTGATGGTACATACTATGCCACAGACCGTAGCGGGTTTGATGCGATGACCAGATTCGATCCCACGAACTTTTTGCCATATCGGCCAGCACGATTCGATTGTGAGAATTTTGCAATGTTGTTTCAGTCGTTGAGTGCGTTCTTATTCGGGGTCAACAGCGTTGGAACAGTTATCGATTGGAGCGGCGGCCACGCATACAATATTGTGTATTTGACAGACGGTTCGTTGTTGCTTTACGAGCCACAGACAGATGAAGTTGTCGAGGTCGGTGACGCGTTATCTGGAGATGAGACGTACGTGATGGAAAACGTCGATATTCTTTTCTGATACTATTTAAACAAATATTTATCGAAACATTTATATACTAACGTATACATACATGTACGAAGACATATGAAAAAGCAAGACAAGTACATTCGTGTCACGACAGATGTAAAAGAACGTCTAGAATTTTTGCGAGACAAACACCACTCCCCCTATGAGCCGATTGGACTCATGGTTGAGCGGCTCCTCGATGCTTACGATGCACAAATGAAAGAAGACGAGGCAGTAGATAATAAAGACGAGTATCTTTTTTAATATTACCTAGACGCATTTCAACCGAAAGACTTATATACTAGTAGACATATATACATATGAGCGCAAGCACCATCGCTGAGTAACGCATAATGTTGTTGATATAAGGTGTTCGCGTGCGGTGATTAGGTTTTACTCGCTCCACTCCCTTTTCCCTTTTTATATCTTTTCATAATTTTATGTTAGCATACCGCATTGTTTGTCGAAATATTTAATACGCTGAAGTGGCTACACTGTGTATGGATCATGAGTGTTTGTTCTGTCCAAAACCAGAACAACTGACAACCTGGTATCATGAAGACGATCGGTGTATCGTGTTAGATAACATAACTGGTGGCTATCTTGTTGTGTTGAAAAGACACACTGTAACACCGACAGACAAAGAGGAAGAACACATTGATAACATCGTGACAGACTTATTTGGAGACCACAATTTATTTGTGTCTCTTGCACACGTGAAGCACCATTGGCATGGTCACATCAAAAATTATGAAACGGTGCCTGTGTAATACATGGAAGTATACACAGATGCATCCGTCGATACTGGTGTGTTTGGGATCGGGTACGTTATTAATCACCCGAGCGGCCAAACACTGAAAGGAAAGAATTATGTGGTCGGAGAGTATACGTCTATGCAAGCAGAATGGTATGGTATCATGGAAGGAATACACATCTCTAAGCACGTTGATCCCAGGATGGAATGGATACATGTCATCACCGACTGCAAACCGCTCGTACAAAAGATACGGGAACCGAATGATATGTATGATGAAACGTGGTACTCCTATAGAAAGCGGGCGCTCAAATCGCTGTTCGCGTTTGATTCATGGGATCTGTATTGGGAAGAGCGGAAACAGACAGAGCACAACGAACAAGCGAACCGCCTTGCGCGGGGATTGTCATCGAAACACTTAAATAGACAAACGGTCTACACACAGACGATTACAATGAAGAAGGCCGAGAGAATATCCCGTGTGAAGAACTCACTGACGGAAAGTGAGTTAGATCGCAAGTTGCCGGAAGTCAATTTGATCCGGGATGAAGAAATACGGGAGAACACGAAAAAGACATTTTTACTCGCATGCCCAGACGGATTCTGGGAGAAAGCGTCTTCTTCAACTGGGAAGTATCACGAGGAAGATGAGCGCGGGGAGCATGGCAATTGGCTACACACGAAGCGGGTGTTCATCACATACCTTATCATGTCCCAGACATATCTGAAGCAAGATCTTATCACTGAAGAAGATAGAGAGGGTGGCAAGTCTGCTGCACTGATACACGACATGTTGAAGTATGGGTGGCCGTCAGAGAACAGAGAACACACATCACACCGGCACGACGTTATCAACAGCGACGTTGCCCGTCTTATCGGCGATCTTCCACCAAGTGTCTACAATCCAATACATGCGCATAATGGTGCGTGGTCAGAAGGAAAGACCCCGCAAAATGATCGAGAGGAGATCATGCATCTGTCAGATTACGTTGCAGCAAAACCGATTCTCGGACGGGTGGCCGTTTGGAACCCGGCCAGAGAGTTGAAGAAAGCGTTTCCAGACTTACCAGAGATAACAGATAAAGAACTAGAAAAGATATTGTCGTAGTATGCGGATCACGAAAATAGCTATTGTCGGCTCAGAGATCATCAATGAGCCAGAAGAAGACATCATCGCTGTCGTCGAGCAAGCGCCATGGTTACCGCTCGACAGCAACGATACGGTAATCACGAAACATCACGGAGATATGTCGAACGCTGCTAAGCGCGTTGCAGACAAATATGGAGCATGGTGTGATGTTGTGTACTTCGGCGATCAGATGGGCGGTGTTTCTGTACCGAAAGAAAATACACAAATTGTCGAGAACGCAGAAGCATTTGTCATCGTGTGGAATGGCGTTGATAATGAAACAGCAGACATACTGAGAAAAGCCATTGATAGCGGTAAACCATTGTTTCTTGAGCGTATTCCCTAACAATAAAATTTATAGTTTATGCTATTATATTTTTATAGGTATTGATCTATAATTTCTTCAAACGCTTCGTGTTTATCCGCAAATTCTGTATTTTTTATCGGGGTTATACCGCTCCCATAGTCGTTAATACTTAGAATATTACCATCATTATCTTTACGCATTCCTATATTTTTTTCAGATATATCGGGAGTAAAATATCCGTAATCATATATCAATGATGCAGAAACTTTCAATACATCCCGTTGACCAATATTTGATAGATCTGTTTTTTGTTGAACAACAATATCAAAATTTTTTGTGTGTTCTATCACAGGAGTTAGTATTTTTGATACAGGCTTTTCTTTAAACGTATTATATGTTTTGACTTCTGTTTTATTTCCTTCACCCCGACATGGTTTTTTTTCTGTTTTTTGAAATTTTATAACACAATTGTGATTTTCATTATGTACAACAACGCGATGCTGCCCCTCACCTAGAATAATTAAATCTAATGCTTTTAATTTTTCTTTTACAACATTAGTATACCTAGGGTTTACTGTAATCAGCTCTTTTATCTCTTGAAGGTCGGTCTTATTGTACGTATCTAAATATGACATCAGATGATCGATTTCAGGTCTCTAATGACATAAGCTTGCCCCTATAACATAGCCACTGCGAACTTTCATCGTTTATACGATATAGCCATGCGACGTCTTCCATATTGTCGTCTAAGATAATGTCGCCGGCAAGTTCTGGTATGTCTGGTTCCGGGTTTTCCTCCCAATCATGTAATCGGGGTAAAAACTGTTTATATGGATGCTCTGACACAACATAGCATACAACGGCACAGTATATAAGTCTTTCGATAAACCATAAGAGTTATATACTACCCCCGTGTATGACAACTATGAACATGGGACTGTTCATATCCAATATGCAAAATCGGTTCTGTCACCCCGATGGAGAACAATATAATGGGAGTGACAGCCTCATACCGTTCGTGAATAAATTCATTCACGATGCTGTGGAGGAAGAATACACACTGTTGTATGGAATCGATACTATTGGCACGAAGAGCTATGCATGGGGCGGTAGAATACATGAAGATGTAGATGGAGACATCGAACACGTGTTCTCCACTGAAGATGCCGTTGCGGATTTTTGCAAAGAACACGACATACACACGGTGGTCGCCATCGGAAATTTCACCGGCGGTAACCAACACCTCCCGGAGATACGGGACATAGAACGCCCAGAATCGGCGTGGACGGTCGTTCAAGATATGACCGAAACGTTTAAGTAGATATGTGTGTTACTGTACCGTGAACAGAGGATGAGTGGAGCGAGTTGGGCGCGTGCTGTGAAGTTCGTGTCGAAACGGTGTTGGGAACACCGGCCACTACCAACCATGGGCCGACTGCCTGTGTGGTCCCGGTTGGTTGTTTTCTGTTCCAGCAGGCGGAGTATAATATGAGTTTACGACAAACAGTAGCAGAAAGGCGAGCTAGATCAGATTGAGGTGGACATGGGTGAGATGACGTTCACGCACTTCCACCCCACGACGATTGTGACCGGTGAGTTCCCCGCGGACGAGGGTAACCCGATCATTCGCTTCTCTGACGAGCAGCATAACAATGGCCGCATCGACCAGGGGTATCTGGGGCTTATCATTGATAACCCAGGTGTGCTCGCATCGGAGGAAGAGCAGACAGAAGATACCGTCATCATCGATGTCGCGGACTCGAACGAGGTCCGTGTGTTCAACACCGCAGATCGGGACACCGATCTTATCGACGGCGTTGGCGTTGAATACAATGACCGCTTGTACAAGGGCGAGATTGTTGACTCGTTCCCAGACGACCGCATCATTCTGATCGTGAGCGGTGCTGCATCGAAGAGCGTGGCAAAGAAGCTCGACGTGTGTGGTGCAAAGACCGCGGGAATGAACGAGGAGACCGGTCGAAAGAACGACGGTCTCATCGAGTACACAGACGACCCAGACGCAGAGGTCCGTAGCCGATACGCACGCAGCCCAGAACTCCGCGAGGAGCTGTACGGCGCAGACGTGGGTGTCATGGTGTCCCGGCGCGAGGAGCTTGACGACAAGTATGCGGAGCTTGTGGAGTCTGGCGACCGCCGTGGCATGAAGTGGTTCGCGCTCTTTGCAGACTTCGGCGATGGTTTTGAGCCCGTTGAGGCGACAGACGAGGGTACAGCTGTTCGTAGCTCGTACATTCTGTGGAACTTTGACCCTTCGGTCGGTAGTGGTCGTATCCCCGACGAGGATTATGACTTTGTTCAGCAGTATGTTGATGCGGGTCTCCCAAGCGACCGGGATACCATCGAGCAGAACATCGAGAACAATTCGTCGGATCTGAGCAGCCGTCCAGATGTGGATCGGATGGTTGAGCTTATCCAGCAGCAGCTCGCGTAAATTTTTATTTTTTTCTGATACCGGTATCTTTTTTTTGTGCAAACACCGAAACCTTTAAGTACTCATAGTGCATACAGAATGATGCCGTAACAAGCAACAAGCATGTGTTTGTTGCTGAGGATGATATACAATATATCTTCAACACGCGACATGGGAAACGAACGTTCGTAGTCCCCATAGCGCGTTACGGCACCTACCGCGATTGCAAGCTCACGACGCGCCACCAACGGTGTATTGCGTATTGTTGGTGTGCAACGACAATCGTTCGGCACACATCCCATAAAACTGGACGTTGTGTGTGGAACATCGAGCAGTCCCATGATATTGTCGTTGTATTCGCACGGCAGAGACCGTGCGTCGGGTTGTTGACGGTGGCGCGCGTGAGTGTATCTCGCGTTTTACCATGGATATTGCCGAGATTCATAATGTTGGTCCTGACAGCGAAAGCGCGTATGATTTTATACAGAGATGTATACGCGTTGCAGAAGATCGTTACACAGATCCATACATGGTGATATTAGCCCACCCATCGGTCGCGCTCGCATTCAAAGCAGAGACAGGGATCAGCAAAGATGCAACAAGCTTCTTGATAAATGGGTATCCTGTGATTGTATCACACGTGGCTGCGCTACGACTAGTGGTCGCCGGGGAGCACTATGAGCGGGATACAAACCGGCGGCGGGCATGGCAAAGACTTAAGTCACACGGCGTTGTATAGCACGCATGACAGACCAACTGCGAAAGAATATATACGGCTTCGAGCGTAAGCACGACGCATCGGTTATCACGTGTCGAGACTACGGAAGTAATATGATGGGTCTAGATAGTCCGACGAGCGACATCGATGCGAGGATATTGTTCGTGCAACGACCAGAACAATACGCCACCGTCGCCGGCCACACGAAGAAATGTTCATTTGTTCGCGGTGACATTGATTACAGCGCGTGGAACATCGACCATTTTGCAACGCTGCTTGCCGACTCAGATCCTGTGGCTATAGAATTTTTGAACTCGCCGCTCACATACTTCGATCACCCGTCGCTTGTCGCGTCGATACGAACGCTTCGAACGACGGTCAATAAACATTTTGACCGGACAAAGATGTATGAGTATTACATTGAACTCGCCCGCTCGAACTATGATCGATACATCAATACTGACGATGGATATGATACGGATATATCTATCAAGCGGTATCTCCTCGTGATTCGAAATATTATGAACGCGCAATACATCAAATCGACCGACGGGATGCCAAATCTACACTTCGGGGCGTTCGCACGACGGTACGCGCACAGGTATATGGGTCCGTTTGTTGATGATCCAGAACGCTTGATGCATTTGATCGAACGCCGACGGACAGATGATCAGCGGTATGATGTGATCGAAAATTATTTTGCGCAATATATTGAGCACCAACTTTATGTCGATTGGCAGCACCCGGACACATTCCGTGTTCCAGAAGACAAAATAGACTGGTTCGTCAAGCGCGCCCTACACAAAGCTATATGAATCGAGATATATCTATGGTGGATAGCTTTCAGTGGAACGCATGGAGAGATGGTGACATTATCGGGGTTATCACCCCGTGGTCTGTTTCGCTGTATTATCATCCGGATTGGATACCCCAAGAGATCTCTCGTGGTCTACAGATATTTGACGAGGCATACGATTCTGTGGAAGAAGCTTCTGTGTTGCTACTCACGCTACTCGACGAGCTATCTCCCATAGAAGAGCACATCACATCGGTGGATGTTGCGCAGCTTCGAGGAGAGTACGATGTGAGTATAAAGATGCTCGGTAGCACATACGCGTTCACATCTCCGGGTGTATTCGATGAAGACGCAGTGAGTGACGATATTTTAACATCTGTCTATCGAAAGTATTAAATACTGAGTGGTACAATATACTGTATATCATGCAGCTATCAGCGAATCCAACACAGATAGAAGAACAAGTCTCTGCAGACGAGATGAACTATGACTATGAACTTTCTTCCAATGTGGCAGATGATGTCATAAAATACAGTCGGTCTCGCATTGTACGGAATGAACAGCAGTTTCTTCTAACAACGCTGGGGTATCTCACGGGATTTATGGAGGCGAACAGTCACTATATCAGCGGTGTCTTGATCGGTACTGCGGGAAGCGGAAAAACACACCTGCAGCATCAAGTTGAACATCTGTTCCCGTCTGAGTACATGTATCAAGCAACGAGCGGCAGTGACACAGCGATCATCTACGACGACTCGTGGGAAGACGCATACATCGCATCTCTTGACGAGCTACAGAAGCCAAGCGAGAAGATCATCGAGATATTGAAGTCATTGCATGGAGATGATGATACGTTCACATACAAGGTCACAGCAGACGGCGATGGCGCGAATCGTCCTGTTGATGAGATCATTCGTTCCGCGATACCGTATTGGTTCTTGTATGCACAGTACGAACCAGATTTCGAGATGTGGGATCGCTTGCTGAAGATACCCGTACACGAGTCAAAAGAGAAGAATGAGGGTGTGCTAGCCACGAAGTGGGATCACACGATGATCACATTCAGCAATGAAGAACACGAATACATGTATGACTTTGACAACGGAATGCTCGCACTGAAGCACCACATCAGGGACATGCCAAAGTCTACGTGGGTCAAGATACCAGCGGGAGAAGATCAATTCGATGGACAAGACTTCATACAGTTCGCGCGGAATATTTTCGACACAGATCGGTCTGAAACAAACCGCGTCGGTGCAATGGTTGCAAACCTTGTCCGGGCATCAGCGCTGCTGAATCACGAGCACCGGGAGAAGATACCGATTCAGCTTCCGAATGAAGGCGTCAAAGAAGCATATATCGCAGAGCCACAGGACCTTGCGAATATACTTGCCGCGCGTGACGTGCTCATGGCGACAACACACCAGCTTGACAGGAAGAAGAAGGCCATCTGTGTCGCTATCGAGCAGAACGGTGGTACACAGAATATGGCGAGTATCAACGCGATACAGGAGCATCTACGCAAGACAAACGCATCCTTTGTGAAGCGACAGCAGGTTGAAGACATGCTCGATGATCTCATCCAGAACTATCTCGTCGAGAAGCATGAGAGGGCGGGTGAGAACGGCCGTCACCTGTACGAGTTCAAAGGATGGCAGGCCCTCGGTAAGTTCCAGATTGACGATGATTTCAAACGCTTTTTCAGCGGTTGTGTCGATCCATTCACAGGAGATGACTTCATCACCACCGCCCGCCGCATCAATGACCAGCTTGAGCCGAAAGCATCTGATTTTATGTCGGACATAGAAGTGGATATATCCAACTCACAGGACACACAGGTGCAGCTTGGCGCATCTGCAAAGAAGTTCGCGGACGTTGATCTAGAGCCATATGAGGAAGCGGTAAGACAAGCGCTTGAAGACACCCTCGACGGCAGGATCATTGATGACCTTGATACACACGAACCCGGTATGAAAGAGATGCTCGGCGTTGTCAAGATCGGTGACAACGGGGAAGGCGTTGATATTACGGGTACTGTGTTTGATCCAGATCATGACGTGTGGGAATATGGACCCGATGATTGGATCGAGACACGGAATGAAGCAGAGCGCGAGATAGAAGCTGCTATAAGGCGCTTAACAGAGACAGGTATATTCAGGACAGAAGTGGTAAGAAAGTCTGGTAACACACCGGTTGCAATCAAGGTAGAAGTAGCAGCGGCAGAGGAGATTGGTTCAGAATGAATACTATGAAAGACCTGAAAGATCTGGTCGCACAGCAGATTGATGATACAATTGGCGGGCATATGTTTGATCTTACCTCAGAGAATCTCACCGTGACACAGATGATTGGAGTTGCTGAAATAGACGGGGGGAAAGAAGCTTACCAGACCGACGACACAATACTAGATCCAGAGCACCCGTTTTGGAACGATTGGTATGATGGTAGGGTGACGCAATTTAATAAATTTGAGCTTGTTGAGGCAGCTGTTTACTTATTAGTTAAAGACGAAATCCTGATGATTACAGATGTCTATGGGGAGGACTCTGATCTTGTGTATGTGGAGGTTGATAACACACCAGATAATCATGTTAACACATCGGTTAGGTGTCAAGAGTGCGGTCATCCAGCAGGTGCATCTGTGGAATTCTTACCGACATCTCCAAACTACACCCTGCAAATGAATATCACGTGTGCTCACTGTGGAGAAAGCGGTGTGTACACGTCTGTGCTTGTCAAAGAGTAGCGAAACCCTTTTATCGATACACGGCGTATATCGTGTATGGCAGTAGTATCATACAAAATATACTGTAAATCGTGTGATGAATCAACACACATACGTCGCAGAGACATCGAAGACTCACCATGGTCTGTTGAAAATCCGTACAGGAATAAAGGGTTGTGCCCGTCATGTAATCCCACATCTATGGAAGAAACTACAACATCGGGCGACGACCCCGTTAATTTCACATCGCTTCGAGGGATCGGGGAAAGCACCGCAGAGAATATCATTGATGCGGGTATCGAAACGCGGCAAGACGTTCGGGACGCAACAGACGAAACGTTGTTGTCTATCAGCGGTGTAGGCCAAACAAGTTTAGAATCGATGCGGAATCATACACGATAACCGATACCTTTAATAACAGCACATACATACAAACACATACAATGAGAGAACAAGACATAATGCATAACGCTGATTTTCTCAGCATCGCGCTCGAACAGATCGAAGCAAAGAATTTCAGTTCAGCAAAAGAATTCATCGAAGACGTGCGAATCAATATGTTGAACAACAACAGAGAAAGGGTAGTATCAACACTTGACGACGCGCTTGAAGCGTATGAAGATGAACATAATGGCGAGATGTATGCGCTTGTCGGTCGCGTGCACGACAAGCTCATCGCCGAGCTTGATCTGTGATGTATGCAGCCGGTCTGACGTTTGACGATGTGTTGATTGTACCTCAGCGTTCATCAATATCATCTCGTCATGATATATCTACACGGTCGCGTATCATTCGTGATATATACGTTGATGTACCCGTCGTCGCATCCCCGATGGATACCGTCACGGACGCTGACATGGCAGAAGCAATAGCTGGGGCTGGAGGCATTGGCGTTCTGCACCGATTTTTGTCGCTGAACGACAGGATAAAAATGATGGATTCGGTGAGCAATGAAACACCATGCGGAGCAGCTATCGGTATCAATGAAGGCGGTGTGGTTCCAGATATGCTGTTGGATGCAGGAGCAGATTTCATCTGTGTGGATGTCGCCCACGCTCATCACGACGATGCGATAGAGACAATACGATCTATTGGCGCTCCAGTCATGGCAGGCACAATCGCAACCGCAGAGGCGGCTAAGGATCTTATCGACGCTGGTGCAGATAGTCTTCGTGTTGGTGTTGGAACAGGCTCTGCGTGTACAACGCGGATCAATACCGGGGTTGGCGTGCCACAGATGACAGCAATATCTAGTGTGGTTGATATTGCGCGTGATGAGAACGTCACTGTGATCGCTGATGGCGGCATACGGACGCCTGGTGACGCCAGCAAGGCGCTTATGGCGGGCGCGGATGCTGTCATGATGGGCGGAGAACTAGCGGTCTGTGAGGAGTCTGCAGCGCCTGTGACGGCACACGGGGAAAAGCTGTTCCGCGGGATGGCATCTGAGTCAGCACAGAGAGATATGTATGGAGATGCAAGTATGGTTGAGGGTGCATCGTTTACACGACCGATGAATGGCTCTGTTTCATCTCTGTTGCGGCGATACCAGGATGGTATCCGATCAGCAATGAGTTATTGCAATGGCACAACACTCGGTGAAGCAAGGAACAACGCACAGTTTATAGAGGTCACGTCTAACACGGTGTGGCGAAACGGCGCGCACGGAAACGGATAGCGCAACACTTTTAACACAGCGGCTCATACAGTCAGGTATGAGAGTGAACACAATAAGCAGAACAGAAGACGCAGAGCTACTCGTCTGTAAGGCGGGTAGAGGAGATTATTACGACGGTTACATCGATGACGTGAGTTATCTAGATATTATGGAGCCGGTTACATTCAAAGACCAGCACGTTGAAGGACTGCCAGATCTATTAGCGCCGCTAGAAGACTCGACGGCATATCGAGTTGATCAGCAGGTCGGCGCATATCTTGATAGCGATGACGGTGAATTAGACGACGTTACACTTGTCGAGGTGAAAACACGCGCGTTTATTGAAACACAGTTGTCGCGTGGGCACTTTGGTTTGTGGGAACACCCGCAGATCACGTTTGCCATCGAAGGTGTGAGCAGATCGCTCATGGCACAGATTACACGGCACCGACACCTCACGTTTGACATACAGAGTATGCGCTATGCAAACTTTAGTGACGCAAATGTTGTGGTACCTGCCTCGATCCGCTCAGAAGAGCACATGTCGCGTGAGACGGGTCTTGTCGAATTAAGTGATAGTATGCAAGCGCATCTGCAAGACGTGTATGAAGACGCCGTGTCGCGCTCATTTGACGCATACGATGAGCTTGTTCAACACGGTGTGCCGAAAGAAGATGCGCGAATGGTGCTGCCTATTGGTACAAAGGTGAATATCACCGTTAGCGGAAATGCACGAGCGTTCCTCCACTTGTTGAGTATTCGAGGGAAAGCCGATGCTCAGTGGGAGATACGAGAGCTTGCTGCAGAACTAGAGGAACAGCTATATCAATGGATGCCGTATACAGTGAACTGGTTCAGAAACAATCGACCGCATTCACTCAGCGCATAATCGCGGATATTTATATCACGTATACACTATACACCGGTTTACACCACACGTAGGTGTTATTCTATCTGAAAAAAGAGCGGACTGAAATCGCGATGAATGTTATCATATATCCAATAAGTCCAATGATAGCAGACTCAGACCAGAATGGTTTGATCGTAGAAGGATGAAAAATTATATCTCCCATCATTACAACAATACCGATTATTGCCGCGATACATATTCTATCTGAAAATACGACCATCGTTGACAGCTACCGCATTTATGCGCACGGTGAGAAACCGCACTGCAGGCAGACCATGCACCCGCCGTCGGGTCGCATCTGTCCACCGCAATCCGGGCAACCGTGTGTTTGGAAATATCCTGATTGTGCCATCTATTCATCACCCCCTTCTGGTTCTGTGATTCCGTACCCAAGTTCTTCAAGCATCTCGACCGCGTTCTGTACTTCAAGATCTGAGTATCCCTGTGTTGTCAACACCTGAACCTCTCTGCTCTGGTCTCTGTACACTGTGAGACCCTTGATCGCTGCACCGAACTCATCCTGTGAAAGCGCTAACATATACGCCTCGTGAACGTCTTTGTGGTTCGCGTCGGATGGCATGTTTACCGTCTTCGAGATGCCAGAGTCCACACCATCTTGGAACGCGCGCTGCATCAGACCGTGCTCGCGCGATGAGAGATCGTTCGTTGTGACAAAGGTATCTTTCATCCACTGCGGGATGGGAAGACTTTGAACACCATCGAACTTGTTCTGCATCATCTGATCAGCAGCGATCTGCTTGATCTCTTCGACCGTGTGATCGAGCGACGGCTCGTTGTGCTTTAGTGCCTCGATGAACACCTTGTCGAACTCAACAAGCATATCGTCTCCCTGAATGTCTTCGCCGACATTCTTCATGTATGCAACACTGAACACTGGCTCGATGCCACCGCTTGTGTCTGCGATCATACTTGTCGTCCCGGTTGGGGCGACCGTGGTAACGTTGTGGTTCCGTATCGGGTAGCCGTCCTCCCACTCTTCCGGAAGTTCGTGCGCATGTGATGCAAACCAATCGGCGTATCGTGTCGGGTCAGCATACTTACTGGATTCCCACGCGTCAAATACGCCACGCTGCTCTGCGAGCACGTGTGATGCGTGTGTCGCTGTCTTGTCGATGTAATTCATGATGATGCGACCAAGCTGTAACGAAACGCCGTCGCCGTACCGAATACCCATCTGGTACAACATCTGTGCCCACCCCATGACGCCGAGACCGATCTTCCGCATGCCGTTCACTCGCTCTGTGATCTCTTCAAGCGGGAACTCGCTTTGTGTGACAACATTGTCAAGGAAGCGCACACCTCCCTGTATGATACGATCTAATTCATCGAAGTCTACTGCCTCTTCGAAGTAATCGTATGCGGCAGCGCTGTCTGTTTCATACTCGTGTTTTGCATCTGCCAGCCACTCATCGAACGTTGGTGCATCATCATCTAGCACAAGAGAAAGATTGATATGCCCCAGATTACACGCCTCATACTCTGCAAGTGGCTGCTCGGCACATGGATTTGTTGCATACACCTGATACTCTGGATGTTCTGCTGCATCGAACGAGTGCATACGACGCGTTTCATCCAAGTAGAACAACCCTGGCTCCCCGTTGCGCCATGCACCATCGAGGATGATGTCCCAGATGAATCGTGCGGGCATACGCATCTCTGAGCCCTCGTCGAACGCGCCCGACTCATGTGCGTCCATGAAGTGGTCCTCCCACTTCTCACGAAACGATACAGTCTCCTCGTTCTCCCAGTCCCACGCTTCCAATGTGTCAGCATAATCGCGCCAGAGGTTCTCGTCAACGATCGTCTCTGGAGACTCCTGATATTCAGGGGAGTAAAAGTGTGCTGTATCTTCCACAATACCGAATGTCTCCTCGAACTCTGTCGTGGGGTCGTAGAAGTAGAATATGTCATCGTCTTCTACCGCCTCAACGAACTCATCTGTCACGGACACAGAGATATTGAAGTTCGAGTATTCACCCTCGTTGCGCTTGCAGACCGCGAATCGACCGATGTCCGGATGATCGACACGAAGTTCTGCCATCTGCGCACCACGTCGAACACCGCCCTGCTTGATGACACCCGCCACTAGGTTGAATTTTCGCATGAACGACACTGGTCCAGAAGATGTTCCCTTTGTTGATCCGATGAGCGTTCCCTTCGGGCGGAGAGACGAAAAGTCTCCACCCATACCGCCACCTGTCTTCTGTACAAGTGTCCACTCTTTCTCTGTCTCTGCGATGTTCTCTAGATTATCTGCAGGAGATGACACAAAGCACGCAGAAAGCTGCTGCAGTCGCGCGCCAGCGTTCATCAACGTGGGGCTGTTCGGCATGAAGCGCTGCGTCTTCATGAGGGTCTCGAACTCACTCTTCCAATATGCAACGTCTTCTTCAACGATATGATCTGGTGTACCCTGTTCATCCCCGAACACATACTCAGCTTCAGCAACGTTCTGTGCAACGCGCTCAAACAATTCTGACGGCGTTTCAATAATATTACCATCATCATCCCTGCGTAAATACCGCGCAGGCAGGATATTGTTGATAGTGTTTCCCGTGAATCGCTGTTCAACAGTCAAGCTTTCATCGACTGAAAGCACAGGTACTGTTGCCAATTCTTCTCGCTCTTTTGCTCGTGTTGATGTTGTTTTTGTCATGTTGTTCTCCTGCGAAAGTGAGAGGGTCCCCCGTTTATGGTTGCTCAAACTCCGCCGATAAGGATCTGAATGTAGTATCTATCGGTACTTAAATCTTACGGTATCAGTCAAACTGCATACCGCTTTCTGTCGCACCAGATTGATCCTGATATTGTGAGCCCGCGTGACCGTATGGTTGCTCAGCAGAACCGCTCAGCTGTGTGAATACAATCTGGCATATCCGCTGTCCTTCGTACAGCTTGACTGTAGCAGGACCGAGATTCGACATCTCAAGTGTGATCTCGCCGCGAAAACCAGGATCGATGAATCCGGCGGTCTGGTGAATAGATACACCGACTCTGCCCAGCGTCGAACGCCCGATGACATGCGCAGCGATGTCATCTGGTAGCTCGATATATTCCAGTGTTGTCGCTAACACAAGTTCTACTGGCTGCAAAAATATTGTACCAGACTTCGGTGTGTATGATAGACCACCGCTATCATCGCGTGTGTCTACAATGTTTGCGCCACCTCGACGAACGATCTTCCATTCGCTTCCGAGACGCAAGTCGACAGACGCAGATTCGACGTTTGATTCATCATACGGGTCGATGACAATATCACCGTTATGAACCCGCTGCTTGATGTCTGCGTCTGACAAGATCATCGTACACTACCTTTCTTGCGAGGGTATTTAAATCTTGCGGATGTAACTGTCTACACTCTATCTAATGTGCGTCGGATAACTTAAGTAACGTAACCTTTAAGTATGCATACATGCAACAGAGAATATATGCCAGAACGTGGATATTTTATCACAGTCGAAGGCGTCGATGGAAGCGGAACGACAACGGTGTCAACCGCTCTTGCTACGCGTGTAGAGAACGGTCTGTTGACACAAGAACCGACAGATGGATGGACCGGGCAATATGTTCGTGAGGCGATCAGCAGGGGCGGTATCGACAATGCATTTGTTGACTTCTATCTGTTCTTAGCTGATCGAGCATACCACGTAGAGGACTGCATCATCCCCGCTGTTCGATCTGGGAACCTCGTTGTGAGCGATCGGTATGCAGATTCTACACGAGCATATCAAACAATCTCGCTTGCAGCAGCAGGTGTCCCAGATTCACATGTGTCATCATACATAGAACAAGCCATGGGACCGATACTGTACACACCAGATGTCACGTTGTGGTTAGACGCAGACGTCGACACAACATTCGAGCGGCTCGATAAATCTGAGAAGTTCGAGGAAGAGATAGAATTTCAACGGCGCGTCAATGATCAGTACCGTGTGCTGTATGAGACAAATGACCGGATACATCGGATAGATGCGAATCAAGAGATACACCACGTTATAGGAGACGCGGTGAACATCATCGAATCAGAACTCGATCTATAAAACCAAAAGGTTTAAATACTGTGAGTTATATGTTCTGGTATGGCAGAGTTCGTTGGTTGTCCACAGTGCGGTAGCGAGCTTGTTGTTGCTCGCCACGGGCCAGACCGACTCAGCGAACGCGATGCGATGGATTTCATTCTGACCGAGCAGAAGCATATGGCATACAGCATCGAGTGCGAAGAGTGCGGATACACAAACGCGCACAGTCTCAGCAAACGCTAGCCTGGCTTCGACAGCTTTAAGTTCCCCCGTCTATAAGATACCACTATGTCAAACATCTTGATCTGTGGAGCAATCGAGGGCTTTAACGATCCTTTTCCGTGGCAAGAAGATCTTGAAGAACATGAACTTCTTGGTGTGCAGAATTATACAAATCCATATCACATCAGTGAAGACGTTGATAACCCATACCGTAATCCCGACGCTGTGATACAGCCTGTTATCGATCTTATTCAAGACGAGATCGACGGTGTGCTTGTGCACTGGCGAGACAACGCATCTCTTGTCGGGGCTGTGCTATACATGCGAGAAGCACACCGCGCGGGAAAACCGATCACGATCTGGTACGATGGAAAGCGGAAGAATATGCAGATACCATTGTCGTGGATGATGAACTCATATCACAGTGACATGGAAACGGCAGCCCGTGTGTTGTTAGCACTTCTCGGTCACAAAGACGTTCTTGTTCACTAACCGAAAGTATTAATACTTCGTATCGCTTCTGATTTGATATGGAGCTATCTGCAAACCCACGAGAACACTTGGCGGTCATGTCCATCGGCTATGTCACCGAATCGAAGGGCCATAGGTATGATGAGCCGATCATTCAGATGTATTGTCGGAACGCCGATGGTGAACGCAGGTACATCGAGGTCGAGGGATTCTACCCGTATTTTTACATCACAGAAGATGAGTTCGCGGAGCGACAGCAAGATCTGCTCACAGACCACCGCGTCCGATACATCGAGTCACGGGAGCGCGTCATACATGAGGATAACATATACAACACGACGATACACCATGTCGATCACCCGCCCGCAAAAACATTGCACGATGAGCCGTTAGTCCGGGTTGTGACGATACAGCCGCAGGATGTAAAGGGTCTTCGTGAAGCGTTCGAGCAGACGTGGGAGGCTGATGTGTTCTTCCGGGAGCGCTTCTTGATCGACACTGGGATCAAACGCGGTGTGTCTGTGCCCACAGATAGATCACGTGTGCACATCGATGACATTTCTGCAACAGAGGACATCGACGCTGTGACACCGAGGATGGTCACAATCGACATTGAAGTGTATACTGCTGGTTCGTTCCCAGAGCCAGATGAAGCAAAGATGCCCATCACGTCGTACACGATGCACGACACATACACCGATAGATACAAGGTCGCGGTCCTTCGACCGCAGGACACCATATTCAAAGACGGCGATACATGGACAGGGGAACCGGACTGGGAACTACCAGACGGTGTCTCATGGGACCAGGTGTCGTTCGACATCTATGACGATGAAAATCAGATGTTAGCAGATGGAAATGCGTGGATATATGAGCACGATCCAGACATCCTCACAGGGTGGAACAGCTCACGCAATGAGATGGGGAACGGATTCGACTACCCATACTGGGTCAACCGCTGCCGCAACATCAACGAGTGGACATACGAGGACATGTCGCCAGAGGGCGAGGTGTTCACCACACGTCGGGGTGAAGCTGTGATCCGTGGACGACAGCTTGTCGACATGTTGCAGGCGTACAAGAAGACACAGATACACGAGAAGCGGAGCTATGCGCTCGGTGCGATCGCTGAAGAAGAGCTTGGGTATGGGAAAGAGGACATCGATTCAACGGATGATGCATGGCTGTACACACCCGTCGATCTCATGAAATACAACATCCGCGACGTGCAGGCGGTGGTCGACATCGAGAACGCAAAGGGTGTGCTCGATCTGTATGACCACATCAGAAGTATCACCGGCGCGACCTACAGTGAGATCGCCGATTCGAACATCGGTCTTATCGATATGCTGTTCTTGCGAAAGGCACAGGGCGACAACATCGCGCTACCGACGAGCACGCGCCCAGAGCGCGGCTGGTACTACGGTGCGAAGGTGTTCAACCCCGTGCCCGGTCTGCACACAAATGTTGTGTATCCTGACCTTGCATCGCTATATCCATATCTGATGTGGAGTCTGAACATCTCGCCTGAAACGGTGTATGACACGATGGAAGATGCTCGTGTTGACGGATACTCGGAAGATGACCTATACCGGGCATATGTCGATAGACGACCGGACCCAGATAAGAAGAATAGTGACCCAGACCCCGAGGAGATCTATTACACAAAGCCGGATGTGAAGGAGGGGTTCGTTCGATCTGTGATCACAATGCTCACAGACATGAAGTATGAATATAAAGGGACCGGCAAGCAGTACGAAGCCGTCAAGCGCATCACGAACAGTATCTATGGTGTGTTCGGTGACTCGGCCTCATACGGTCGTGGTTTCCGTCTGTTCGACTGGCGTCTTGCAGAGAGCATCACACTCGCCGGACAAGATGTCGTGACATACACGTCGGATGAATTCGAAGAGTGGCTCCACACCAACGGCCACGAGAATGCACGACGTATCGGCGGCGATACAGATTCGTTGATCACGACATTTCCCGATCTCGATGTGACTCCAGGAGAGATACAAGAAGATTATGAGCGGATACAAGATGGCCATGAACCAACGCTTCCGTTCTTCCGCGCAGCTGAACATGTCAACAAAATGTATGACACGTTTATGGCCGATCGCTATTGGATCGACGATCCATCGATGCACAAGATGGAAGTAGAGATCGAATCATTTGCAGATTCATTGTTCTTCTTACAGGACTTCAAGTCGAATGATCCAAACAAAGGTGTGAAGAAACGGTACTCCCAACTGATCACGTGGAGTGAGGGGGAGATCATCGACGAACCAGAGCCAGCGACAAAGGGATTCGAGTTGGTCCGGTCAGATGCATCCGAGATCACGGTTGAAGCACAGCAGAAGGTTTTAGAGTACATTCTTACCGACGAAAACCCCAGGGAAAACGTGGAAGAATACCTACAAAATATCTGGGAACCGGCGGTATCGGGAGATATTTCCTTAGAGAAGATTGCAATCCCATCTGCCATCAAGAAGCCCCTGCGGGAATATGGCGGGCCGAATGTCAACGGAAAATACACAACACCACAGCCGCAGATACGTGGCGCGCGCTATGCGAACGCACATGTTGATGGTGAGAAAATATCATCGGGCGACAAACCGATGTTCTTCTATGTCAGTTCGGTCACGTTCCCGTATCCACCCGTGTATGTTTATGATGATTCGTGGACCGGGTTAGACGACATCACCGATCACCCAACGATGAAAGAGGTTGGGAAGGATGTCAACTCTATTTCTCTGAATAATATCAACAATCTCCCTGATAAGATCCACATCGATTATGAGAAGATGGCGGAGAAAACGATACGGCAACCGATTGAGCCAATCGTGGAAACCATGGGCTGGGACTTCGACGATCTCATCGATGGGAAGAAGCAGGAAGATCTCGCTGCATTCATGTGATCGAAAGATTTAAGTACCGACAACATATACCTATTGATGTACCATGTACACAACCGAAGACATAAAAGACCTCCTCCGGCAAACAGGAGAACTTGGCGTCGTGCTCGAATCTGGAGTAGAGTATGACCTCCACCTACACGACACACAATTTGATGATGAGTCAGAAGCAGTGATCACAGAAGGTATGCTGGAAGGAGAATATGTCGTCTCTCGGTTCCCCGCAAAACGGGTTGAACACGTGCGCTGGCACAGAGAGTCGTAAGGGTACTGTCTTAGATTTATTTGACCACGGCCCACTCGTTGCAGTTGTCGGTGGTACATTTACTGTTATTGAGCAACATACACTTCGTATGTGTTTTCGGTCTGATGTCGGCGTCGACCGGGAGACGTGGGATGAATCATATTTCGAGACACCCCGTCCTAGCATGACTGTCACATTCGATGTGACACAGCACATTCCAACACACGCGTTGATGAATACCAATACCGTATATCTGTATAACACAAAACATAATATCACATTTGTCGATACAAGTCTCCGAAACTGGAAACGATCCAGTAACACACGGACAGTATCGTTCTCATGCACAGATTACACCGTCGAAACGCCTTGAAATATCGCCGAACAAACCGAAACACTTTTATACTACAACCAGTTAGTGATAAACAACGATGGATTCGTTCGAGGTTATCGCACAGTCTGCTGATGTATTATCAACAAGCATCCTTGTTGAAAATATGGCAAACGCACTTCGTCAATTTCCATATTGTTCGCTGGTGTGGGACGGCTATGCGTACTCGTTTGATGATGTTGATGGCGGGTTCGTTGACGACGGCGAATATCACATTGTGAATCTTATCACAGCGTCGGATCACACATTACACACACCAACAAAGAACACACCAGAACTACACGTTGGTGAAGATCTGTGGGAACTTCTTGTCGAAGATCACTATGAATTATACAAAGATGGTGTGTACACGCTGTCCCTCGCCGTGCGTGAGTATGATTATTTCACACATTCGTTTGCAATCGGCCTGCAAGATGATATTGACGGTCGGCAGGCGCGATACTATTACTAGATTATGTCACGACAATCGGCGGGGTTGCAGAAGGAGCACGAAATAGCCACAGAAATATACGAGGCCACAGGCGGCTCTGTGATGCCCTTACGATCTGGGTTCAGTGGTAATCAGTCGATACCATCACCAGACCTTCTGATACCCCTTGACGGTTCTCTACGCGCTGTAGAGATGAAGACATCATCGCAAGATAGGTTGGTCATCTCAGCAGAGGATGTAGACGATGTGCTCATGTGGTCGATGCAGATGAACGAGATACCGACATATCCATATCTAGCCGTAAAGTTCACACGATATGAGATTCAAACGTATCGGTTGAAAAAACCGTGGGATCCAGAGGATTCATTCACGATCATAGCAGACGAATCGAGGTATGATACGAATATCGCATCCAGCGGGAATATCTCATTCGGCCACCCGACACAGTATGATTGCGATGTCCCCAGTGCAATTGTCAGCTCGGGTGATGGAGCGGCGATGATCAGAGACCTGTATGATGACAACCCGGCGGGAAGAAAGGATAAAATCGGTGTGAATACGATTCTCGACGCATACCCAGAATACTGGGAACGCGACTAATCAGCAGAACGCAGCTATTATTGCGATATTTCGTAGGCTTGCGAAAAACCGCCTGGAAGAATAACCTTTTTGCTGTGCGTATATCTCGGCGTTGGCTCAGATAATTCTGCTACAGATCGTATGTTATCTCGCATATCTTCACCACCGCGTATGACTATTCCCGTCTCATCGCACACCAGCTCAAATGAGTTAGCCCACATGATACCGTACTCGTGAAACGGCGATTCTTGTTCTGTCCGTTCAAACCCCATCTTTCGGAGATCGTTCGACAGTGCACCCATTATTTGTCATCGACGCCTTCCGCCGCTATCTTTCGGAACTCTTCCTCGACGTTCTCCATGCCTTCTCGGAGGCGCACGAACTCGGACCACATTTCCTCTCGTCCACTAGGCCACTGTGAGTCGTGTGACACCTGCCAGCGCTCGCTGTCGGGATGAATACGGACAACCTCAAGAATATCTACATCGAGCGCAATCGCATTACTGTATGCCGTGAGTTGCATCTGGTGCTTGTCATATACACGCTTACTCGTCTTCAGATCCGATAGCACAAGATTGCCATCTCGGTCAATGTACAGCATGTCGAACTGCCCCGCGTATCCGATACCGATGTTCGTCACAAAACACTCCACATCAAGCACGGAGTTTGCATTGATACCGCGCTTCTCTTTGATCTCTTCCCATGCATCGAGCGCAAATGCGAGATCAGATTCGTACCGTTCCATCTGACCAGATGCTTCAAGTTCTTCTGTGCTGTCCTCTTCGTTCTTGCTGAACATGTCTTCCTCTGCGAACTCGTTGAGAAGATGATAATGGATCATCGTTCCTCTGCTGGCTTTGTATGTCAAAATATCTCTCCAGTGTTTCATTCCGTCTTTCCCGTTGTATTTCTTCTTCCAATACTTCAGGCCCTCGGGTTCCGGTTTCTGATCGAGAACCGTTGTGACTGATGGGAGAAAGATCTCATCCAAGTCTGTGTACACTCTCCCGTGCTCAGTTGTACGGCGCTGTAGGTTCTCGATAATAGTGCTCATATATATCTCAGCCGTAATGACATAGACTATATTCACACTGCCGGGTATAAAAAGGTTTCGGTGCTGTATTATACTAACCGAAACACTTATATAC